ACTACATAGACTTAAAGATCATTTTCCAGAAATTGCAAGATATACTAAAGTTGCTAAAAGCACAAATGATGTGCCGCCTATTTCATGGGATTTAGCTGAAGCCTGTATGGAAAACATGAAATTGGATATGCACACAGGTGAAACTGAATTCAATATCGTGGGTATTAAAGGTCATGGTGTTGTATCAGTAGATAAGACTCCTTGGAGAGCTTATGAACATATAGAGAGATTAGAACATATTTGCAAGATTATTTTGATCTCAGGTAAAGGAATTTAATTGACAGTATAAATATACTGTGATATATTATCCAAATAATGGGGAGGCTGCTCCGACGGTGGTGGGGCGGCGGTCTGAAAACCGTTTTATATAAATACTCCTATAATAAGGAGTGTTACATATGGAACAAAAACATAATATTGATGATTCTGTGTATATTGAAGCCTACTATAGGTTAAAAACTATCGGTAAAATAGCTCATGAATTGGGCGTACCTGACGTAACAGTATGGAGAAGATGTAAAAAACTTGGTTTAAGTTTTAAAAATGGTGGGCAAAATAAAGATAAAAGAAGAAATCAAACCAAATTTCTTCTTGAAGATATATTAAATGGATTACACCCACAATATCCAACTGTTAAACTTAAAAATAGACTTATTAAAGAAAATAAAATAGAATATAAATGTTCTTTATGTTCCATAAAAGAATGGAATTCGAAAGAATTAACACTTCATCTAGATCATATAGATGGTAATCCAAAAAATCACAATCTAAATAATTTAAGATTGTTATGTCCTAATTGTCATTCTCAAACTGATACATGGTGTGGTAAAAATAAATAAAGGGAGCTGTTCTCTGCGGGTGACTGTAAATCACTTGCCTCAAACAATTGCAGAGTGGTCGGCGGTTAGGTTCAATTCCTTCAGTTCCCACCAATTTAATACTAGACAATGCTATTCTAGTATAGTTAAATATAATTTGAAAAGGTAAATAAAATGAAGACAGTTATTATGGCTACAATTATGGCTCTAGGTCTAACTTCTGTTGCGGTTGCCCAGAGTAAAGATACATCTGATCGTGGTTTTTTCCTAGGTGGTCATGTCGGTTCTTTTACCGGTAGTCAAGACCAAGTTACCATTGGCCTAAATGGTGGATATCAGGTAAATCGTTTCCTCCGTGCCGAACTTACCGCTGAAAATGCATGGAAGCAAAAGACTGGATCTGGCACAATGGTATTTGCAAATGTAATACCGCAGTATCGAATTCCAGGAACTACTCTGACACCATATGCAGTTGCAGGTGTTGGTTATGCATTTGATTCTCTTGGTTCAGTCAAGAATGGTGTTGCTTCACCGGTTTATAATCTAGGTCTTGGAACTCGTGTAGCAATTACGGATCGAATTGATGCTGATCTACGTTGGCGTAATGTTCGTTCCATGAATACTTCTAATGCCCGTGTACGAGATGATAATATCTTTACTGTGGGTGGGTCTTATAAGTTCTAAATAAATATGGGGACGTGGGATAAACACCCGACAATCCATGTCTTAATGTGAGAAGTGGTAATCTCTCCCACAATATTTTATGGTGACTAGAGTCAGCAAGTGTGGACGGTGGTCTGTGAAACCATCTAGACGGGAGCAATACCCGTTAGTCACCCCAATATATACCGGTCCTCGTTTGACCGTCCCGATGATAAGAACAAAGGTCTTTAATATTGTCGCCGGTATGCTATATTGTTTATAATACGGAAGGTGAACCGGACAGGCGTGCCGGACCGGTCTTGAAAACCGTGGGAACCCTTAAACAAGGTTTGGACTTCGAGTGTGCCCGCCTTCCGCCAATTTTTTTGGATCTATAATGGAAGATATTGAAAAACATATTGACACAAAAGAATTTAATGAATTATTTTGGCAATGGTTTGATGATCTCCCGATAGATAGACAACGACAGTTTAATTACTACAAATACGATGTAGCCAAAATGAATTTTTATAATACAGAATATCGTTTTAGACTCCGTGGCTCGAATGTTTAGGCAGAGGACTGTTTGGTAAAAATCGAACCTATATAAATAAAAATAAATTATATAGGTTCGATTAAATGAAAACATGTCCTTTTTGTTCTAATACCCATAATAAGCCAGGTATATTTTGTTCTAGATCGTGTGCTAACAGTAGAGGCCCTAGATCTGAAAGTTTTAAACTAAAGGTTAGACAAAAACTTTTAGGTAAAAAACTTTCAGTTGAACATCTTAATAGTTTACCAAGGGGTGATAACCATTTTAAACGAAAAAATAAAAATATACAAAGTTTAAAACCGTTATATGATGAATGTGAATTTTGTAAATCTACATTTATAAATAAAAAAACTTCAAAGTTTTGTACAAAAAAATGTTGGATGTTACATAACGAATCTTTAAGAACAGCTTGGGAAGCATATAAAATTAAGTGTAAATTTACATTTAATGTATATGATTACCCAAATTGGTTTAATACATCAATAATTGATGAGTATGGTTGGTATAGTGCCTCTAATAAAGGTAATAATTTAAATGGTGTGAGTCGTGATCATATGATATCTGTAAGATACGGATTTGAAAATAATATTGATCCAAAAATAATATCACATCCTGCTAATTGCAGTCTTGTTAGACATAAAGATAATCAAACTAAAAGAACTAAATGTTCTTTAACATTAGAAGAATTATACAAAAATATTAAAATGTTTGAGTCTCATTGGCAGAATGGCTATGTATCCGGCTGCAACCCGGAGGATCTGGGTTCGATTCCTAGATGAGACTCCACTTTTTATCTCGGTTAGAGTCCGGGCGGAGTCTCCAATTATGAAATATATACTTACACTACTATTTGCACTTGTATCTTTTAATGCACTAGCAAATCCGTATCAATATAGAGTTATTAGAGTTATAGATGGTGATACAGTAGAATTTGATGCACCATTTCTTCCTGTGGAATTAAAACAGGTCTTAAAACTAAGACTTGTTGATATAGATACACCAGAGAAAGGTAGTCTAGCTAAATGTCAACAAGAGGTTGTTAAAGCCCAAGCGGCTACCGACTTTACTAAAAGAATGGTTGGTTTTGCTACTAGACATGAAATTGTGCTAGATAAATGGGATAAATACGGCGGCAGAGTTCTTGGTGATCTTATTCTTGATGGTAAGAGTCTTAAGAAGATGCTAATAGATGCCGGTTATGCTGTCCCATATGACGGTGGTAAAAAATCTAGCTGGTGCAAATAATTGGTTGACAAACCTGCTAAGTGTGGTATAAATATCTTATACTGATTGAGAGGAAGTTAGATGTCTGACAGTTATTCCATTCAAATGCTTAAAGCTTCTGCTTTTGACCATGAATTGAGAAATGTCATTGACTTGCTGCCAGTAGATCAACAAGACGAAGAAGTTCTAATTGTAAAAAATTATTTACTCAAGCGAGTAAAAGAACTTAAGAATTAACCGGGTGTAGCTCAGAGGAAGAGCGCTAGTTTTGGGAACTAGAGGCCGAGATTTCGATACTCTCCATCCGGACCATTAATGCCAGTGTAGCTCAGAGGCAGAGCAATCCCTTTACACGGGAAAGGTCGGGGTTTCAATATCCTCCACTGGTACCATATTATGTGAGAAAGTTATGGCAAAAACAGTAGAGATTATTCTATGTAGAACTTGCAAAGGTTCTGGACAAACTTCTTATGATGAATGTATTGATTATCATAAAAGAGAATATGATACGATCTATAAAACTTGCTATGTCTGCAAAGGTTCTGGTAGACTTAAACAAACGACAACTGTTGAAATTGAACCATATTACAATTAATTAATGCCGCTTTAGTGTAGATGGTCTGCACGTAAGACTGAAAATCTTGAAGTTGGGGATCGTTACCCCGAGGCGGTACCAAATTAGGAAAATCTGATGCAAAATTATCCTGAAGATCCCATTGAAACTATCCGTCGTGCTCGTGAACGAATCTATTGGGAAGCTCAAGATAATGGCGGCCGCTATACGGATCAACATCATAGTCTGATGCGTGATCCGGTTAAGATGATTGAAGATCAGAAGCTCCGAGACTACTACTACGAAAATGATTATTGGCGATAATAGCTCCTTAGCATAATGGCAGTGCAACAGACTTTGAATCTGTAAAGTCCAAGTTCGACTCTTGGAGGGGCTTCCAATATTTAATAGGGAAATCATCTAACGGCTAAGATCTCAGACTCTGACTCTGATTATACTGGTTCAAATCCAGTTTTCCCTTCCATTCTGCGGATATAATTCAAAGGTAGAATATTTCGTTGCCAACGAAATTGTTACCGGTTCGAATCCGGTTATCCGTTCCAGTCTATGCTCCCATAACCACCGATAATACGAATATCGAGTAAGGTAAATGGATGAAAATGCGGGTTCGAATCCTGCTGGGAGCTCCACTTTGATAGACAAAAGAACTGCGTCGGTTGTTCTAGACCCTTATGTCCCGTTGCGCAACGTGGGAAGTGATTAAGTAGAAAGAACTGTCTGTCAAAACTGTTATGCTCGTGTAGCCCAATTGGTAAGAGGCACTAGCCTTAGAAGCTAGGTGTTGCTAGTTCGAATCTAGTCACGAGTACCAACTTAACCGCAAGCCTGAGTTGGCCACGGGTCGTTTCTTGATAACGTCAACTATATCGGCTCTTAACCGAAGAATATCGTTGACTAATTGGGCGGTTAACATATCGGATCTTTAGCTCAGTTAGTAGAGCATCTGCTCGACACGCAGAAGGTCACTGGGGCGGGACCAGTAAGATCCACCATTTGAGGATGTATTATAATGAAAATCATGACGGAAACTGATCTTCAGCTGATACAAAGATGTGATAGACGAGATTGTTGCATTTTTTCTTACGATACAAATCCTCCTTCTTTTTCTTGTTACGCATCGGAATGCAACAAAGAAAAGAATAGAACCTTAAAATTGTTGAAGTCTAGGAAAGTCTACGACGAAAATAAGAAATACTTCTTTGTTGGACCTTACTATACTTACGACGAAAATAAAATAGACTAAATGGGGTGTGGGCATGGGTACCCGGATTTCCCTTGCACGGAGATAGCCTGATCGGTTCGAGTCCGATACATTCCACCAATATAAGGGTCTGTAGCTCAATCGGGAGAGCAATGGCTTGTCAAGCCATAGGTAGCGGGATCAAAACCCGTCAGACTCGCCAAACTTTTACATTGCATCAAGAACCTTAAGAAGTCATGACTCTTAAGATATTGAAAGCATATTTTCTAGAAATATGTGAGCTTTGAGCCCCGGTAACAAGGGATGGGTAGAATCGAACTGTGTTATAATACCCAATGTAATGTAAATTAATTTAATGGAATACTAACCGGACAGGTGATGCCGGTCACGCCTGGAAAGCGTTGAGGACCTAGAAATAGGTTTGTGTTTCGAATATACAGTATTCCGCATAAGCACCTCCGTTGTATAAATAGCAATGTCAATAAGACTATTCTACAACGGAGGGTTAGCGCAACATGCACTATACTATTTATAAAATTACTAATAAGATTAACGGTAACTTTTATATCGGCAAACATAAGACCAAAAATTTAGATGATGGTTATATGGGTTCTGGTAAACTTATAAAAGCAGCCATAAAAAAATATGGTAAAGAAAATTTTACAAAAGAAATACTTGAATTTTTTGATACTGAAGAAGAAATGAATGAAGCCGAAAAAAGATATGTTGTTTTAGGTGAAGGTAGTTATAATATATGTCCCGGTGGCCAAGGTGGTTGGGGTTATATTAATAATAGCGGATTAAATTGGACCCCAGAAAAAAATAAAAGAATAAGTGGGTTTAAAAACTTTACCCTTGAACAAAGAAGATACTATGCTGTAGTTAATAAATCTCATTTATATATTGAAAAATACCGTGAAAATGTTAAATTAGGATTAGCTAATCCACCAAAAAGACATAGACCTATGTCGGAAGAACATAGAAATAAAATTGGAAAAGCAAATTCTATTAAGCAAAAAGGATCATTAAATTCCCAATTTGGAATAAGATTTAAGTGGATGAACAAAAATAATATAAATAAAAAAGTTCCTTTACAAGAAACTAATGATTATTTAAGTAATGATTGGGTTTTTGGTAGATCTAAATCCAATTCAACTATGCTGATATAGAACAGTTGGAAGTTTCGCATTCTTGGTAAGAATGAGGTCGCTAGTTCGATTCTAGCTATCAGCACCATGCATCTATAGGCCAATTGGTAGAGTCAATGGTTTGAGAGACCATACAGTGCTGGTTCGAATCCAGTTAGATGCACCAATAATGGAGAGTAAACCGGGCAGGCGTACCGGACTTCCCTGCTAAGGAATGTGGGCCCTTAAACGGCTTTGTCTTCGACTGACATGCTCTCCGCCACTAGTTCATGATATAAACTACACTTGCACAACGGTAAGTCTTTTAATGTCGACTATAAAAGAACCCAGCAAGGAAGATAAGGTTTAACAGGCGAGTTGCCGTCATGAACGTTTATAATAAAAACAAGCAAAGTGCTAATGCTACTACAACACCTACAAATATTTCCGCCCATTCTTCGTGTTGATATACTCTACTATCGGTAAAACATGATACAAAATTTGGGATTATTGGAAATTTGTGTAACGGTAGTTTCTCTGCTAAAGCATAAGAACTTGCAAATAATAGACTGAATACAGGTAGTAAAACTATCAAATATGGATTAATCAATATTGTAGTTGCTATAAAGAACGGTAAAAATAAAATAAAACCACAAAACGAGAGTCCGGTAAAATCCCAGGCTCTCGTATGCTTTATGAGCTTAAACATCTTAGGGAAGAAGTCAATCCATGATGGTGATGCAGGAATTACATGTCTTCCCATTCCCATATATGGACCCCAACCAGATAGAATTAAACCTAATACCAAAGCAATAGTTAAAATAGGAAATATCAACCATTCACCGACTAGAAGTGCTACACTAGCACCAAGAAAAGACATGGTGAGTAATCTAGTAACATTAGTTCCTACATTAAGTTTTAAAAATGTTTTTAATGCACCACCTCTTAATCTCCATACTAATGGTGTAATTAAAAGAATATAAATAATCGACAAAAATGTTAACATCCATCAACTCCATAAAATTTGATGATATATTTAGGAATTAATGATATGATGACTTTGGGTAAACATCTTATCTTAGAATTATGGGGAGCTCAAGGCTCCCTTCCCTTTTGGCAGATGGATGAAGCTGCCGAAGTACTTAAAAGAGCAGCTATTGATGCTGGTGCTACAGTTTTATCTGAAAGATGGCATCACTTTGGCGATGGTTGTGGATATACTGGAGTTGTGGTTCTATCAGAAAGTCATATATCCGTTCACACCTGGCCAGAGCACGGTTATGCAGCACTTGATATATTTGTTTGCGGTCATGCAGATCCCATGCTTGCTATTCCTGCTATAGAAAAGTTTTATAGACCGACCGAAAAAACTATAACTCTTCTAGAAAGAGGCAAAAAATAAAGGGGCATTTCTGCCCCTTTTTAGTAAGTATTAAGTCAATCCTAAGAATATAATTCATCGTAAACCAAATCGACAATACGAAAAGTAGTATTTGTTTCATAAAAATATAAATATATGTTATTATACAATTCAATTTTAATTCTAGGTTTTGCTATATCATAAACGTGATGCTCTGTATCTACAAGGATATCAGTGAAAACAGTTTCCATCTTCAATCTTTATGCCAACGTTGTGGATTATCATCCCAATCAGGTTGGCGCCACTGACCATTGATCCATATATAATTGGAACCAGGCTTCTTAGGCCTTGGTTCGTGTTTAATCCATGATTGCGGGTTATCCGGTTGATCGTCATAGTCCGAACTGTCGTAAGAGTCGTCTTTCCAGCGGTCCATATTAACTCCTATAATTCATTACATATTCAATGGCTTCTTCAATTGAATATGTTTCACCAGACCAATCGTTGTTGATTTTTCCTTTATGAACTCGAAATAGTTCACATAAAATCTTTTTTTGTTCTGGTGTATCACGCTGTGTCATTGCACTAGCACTAGAACCCAATTCTAGATATTGCTTAAGCAATTTTTGTGCTTCTGGGTTACTAGCAACATTCCAACCCTTTAAAGTACCCCACTTGAGTAGAATATAATCGGTATTCATTAGCTTATCTCCTAATAGTCTCGAGGTGGGTTTTGTTTCGCATCAACTAGCACTGGTGCTTCTGCGTAAATATAATAATCCGGTACAGTGGTCTCATTATTTCTGGCATTCTCGGCTCGGTAGTAAGCCTGTGCTTCCTCAAAAGTTTTAAAATCACGGTCTAGAAAAGGCTTGCGACCCCAACCACGTTCACTTTCCCAAAGAGTAACTCGATATCTTGCAATCATTGTTTTATTCTTTTCTAACGCCAAATAGGATAATCGTCATTATAGCAGGATTTGGTTGGCTGTCAAGTGTCAAGGCTTTCAAAAAATGCAACCAATGCTGTTTCCTCCAGGATGGGTTCAAAGCGAAGGCGCTGAGCTGTCTGATTGGCATGTCGCAGCCACCTCTGATGATCATGACCGCTCCAGTCGTGGATGCCCTTCTCGATCTCGTAGTGCCAAAGGCATCCATCGGTATGATTCCACCTGCACAACCGCTGGTGCATGGCTATGGCCAGGTGGTGAGTGGGAGTGCTGGTGTCCAGCTCACGCTTGGCAGTTTTCAAAAGTTCCCGCCTCTGTTTGAGCTGTCGTTCCATCTCAGCCAGTTGGGTTTCCTCTCGGAGGATATCGCTCACGCTGCTGGGAACAGGCCCATTCACTTTGCTCATCTCACTGTCCTCTCTGTTTTGTAGGCCCATTATAGCAGGAAAAACAAGGCTGTCAACCTTTTTCAGAAGCCGTAGACCGGACGCAAACAGTCCTTGACAGCCTCATAGACGCCTTCATCATAGTTCAGCCCTCGACCGTCCCTGGTCGCGAGATAATGCTTGTCACTCTGGGCGTCAGCTACGTTGGCAAGGGCGTAATCGTCGTTCACGCCCAGGGCCTCTAGCGTTGCTCGAAGGCGGTTGACGTCCTTGCCACACTCAGCTGCGAGCAGGGCAGCCTGCCCGTAAATCAGTACATCGTATCGAAGTGAATCACGTTCGTTCATTGTAGCATGCTCCCTTGCTTGCAGGCCCATTATAGCAGGAAAAACAAAGGTGTCAACCAAAATCTAGCCTTCAAAATCCACGCTCAACCACGAGCTGCTGCTGGTGTAAACTGCAACCTTGCTACCGTCGGTGAACTCAATCTCAAGATAGCCATCACCATAACGAGTGACCTTGCTCACGGTCTTGCCTAACATCTGGTCCAGCTCGCTCATCAGCTTTGCTCCTCGCTTGCAGGCCCAATATAGCATGATTTGACTGAGTGTCAACCGTTTTCCATGCTGCGGACAATCTTTTTCAGCGCCGTGTCGATATGCACATCATGCATGCCCTGGTTGTAGATGTTAGTGCATACCCAGGTGCTGCTCACAGCCGCCCACATCATGTCCCATCGCAGACGCTTTTCCACATCGCGGCTGCGCCCTTCCTCAATCAGCCGCTGCCTATATGCAGCAATATCCCAGTTCAGCGCGCCCATGCGCTGAGCCAAAACGTCATACAGATCTGTGGGCATACGCATGGGCGGAGTTCCTTGCTTGCTGAGCTCATAATAGCACATTCATAGGCCCTGTCAACCAAAAAAAATCACATTAAGCGCCCCTAGCTTGACACGTGTGAAAACATTCAAGAGCACGACAGAGCGTGAAAATCACTAACCTATTGATTTTATTGAACTAGAAACAGCTCGTAAACCATTGATATTGCATGGTCTCATGGGTTTCAATCGTCCATATCAAACTTTTGTGAAAAATATGGTTGACAAATCTGATCAGCATGCTACATTGGCTCTAGCAAGCAAGGAGCATGACGATGTTTCACAGCGCTCAGGGCAAGATGAACGTGACCACGGGCAGCCAGGGCAGGTTCTACAACTGCTCGGACAAGTGGAGCCGGGGCAAGCGCCGCAAGACCCAGCTCACGCAGTGGGGTATCTCTGCCACCAGCTGGGGCGAGCCGGGCATTTGGCTGGGCAAGCCCGGCCGGGACAAGCGGCTGAGCTGGCAGCGCAGCTAGTTTTTTGGTTGACATACTGACAAATCATGCTATGTTGGTGACAAGGAGCAGCAACATGAACAGCACGCTAGATGAGCTGATGAACCAAGCATTTGAGGCTTGCCAAAAGCGTGCAAGCCACCGTGCTTACCCCCGCTATATTGCTCTTCTCGAGCTGGTTGTGCGGGCACAGGCACACGGGCGTCCCGTGGATGTTGAGCAGATGCTGCGCGACTTTATCGATCGTGAAACTCAGAACTAGGACAAACACCATGATCATCAAGCCTGTGGATCTGCTGGGTAGCCACCGCACTGGTACTCTCCGCAACATCACCGTGGGTGAAATCACGGAAATCTTGGGGTTTCCCCCTAACTGCGACGACGACCCTGACAAGGTTGTCAACAGCTGGGGCTTTACAGCAGATGGACGGCCCTGCGGCATTTGGGACTACAAGGGCAGCCATCGTATTAGAGAGTTCAGCACGTTTGGCCCGCATGAAGTTTTCAGCAATTTGTTTGGTGCGCGATATTTTGGTTGACATTGCCTGACAAGCTGCTATAATCCCGGATGTAAACACACAGAGAGAGTGAACAACATGAACGTCAATGTCGCTGATCTGGTGCGTCGTATGGGTGACTTTGCTGCTACCACTCGTGATGACAAGCTGAGCGTGATTGTCAGCCGTGTAGCCAACCGCGTGGCGCATCAGGGCGCAGTGTGCGAGCGCGATCTCACTGCTGGTGAAATGCGGGTGGTGCGCTGTTTTCTCAAGGGTTAACAACTTTTTGACTCCCGGCGTTTGGTTATAACCAGGAGACGGTTGTATGGCTCGCAAGCCCAAAGTTCCGCCCCGACCTTTTTGCCAAACTGATAGTTGTAATAATCCTGCCGTTAGGTATGCGTGGAAAGCTGACGGAAGCCCTGCTTGGAGAAAGTGGTGCTGGAAATGCCATGAGCTAAGAACTGCTAGCAAGCATGGGTTATCCCGTATTTCCCAGGTAACTGCTCAGCGGGCAGGCATAACGGAAACTGAATACACCAATCGGTGGCATCCCTATCTCAAGCACCGCAAAGATTTTTGCGAGAATCGCGATGGCAGGTTGGGTTATCGCTGTAGGTATAAGATTCGTCACAGTGCTCAGTTGCAAGTGGACCACATTAACGGCAACCCTAAAGACAACTGCATAGCCAACCTGCAGACTCTTTGTGCAAACTGTCATGTGTTCAAAACCCATGCCAATCAAGACTATCGCACACCTGGTCGTAAAACGTTGAAGTGTCAATAACATGCCAGAGTTTTTCATTTGCAATCGCGCTCAGGTGCGTCGCCGAGTCAAACAGTTGGGCATCACCCACCTGCTCACGCTGTTGGATCCCGGGCGTAGTATGTTTAAACCCACGATGATTGCACCAGCGAACTGGTTGTGGTTGAAGTTTGAGGATCAGGAATCCCCACAAGATTTGCATGCTCCTACCTTGGAACACGCCGAACGTATTCTTGGTTGGGGCAAAAATCTGCCCCAGAATGCCCGAGTGCTAGTTCATTGCCAAGCAGGTGTAAGTCGCAGTTCTGCATCAGCTCTAGCATTGTGGGTTCAAACTCATGGTACATTGCAAGGTGCTCGCGATTGGATTGATGAAATACGCCCGCAAGCTTGCCCCAACATGCTGCTAGCTGAGTTTTTTGATGAACTGTTAAATCTCCAGGGCAACTTTATTGCCCTTTGCGATGATATAGGAGCAACAAATATCAAGCGCCTTCTATAAAAGTTTTATACCAGCATATATCTATATTTTTCATAATCAACTCTTGCTCGGCTTTTTCCGCTTGTTGCCGTGTCTGAAAAGGGCCCACACAGAATCCTGTGTTGGGCTCCATTTCTTGAAAATCACCATTGCGAAAAATTCCGCCAAAAATAAACCAAGTTTTCATTGTTATCCTTTATATTTAATCAACTGAAAAGCTTGTGCCACATCCGCATTTGCTAGTTGCAAGTGGATTGGTGACAACCAGTCTAGCATTCCATGCATCTTTTTGATAATCCACAGTGCTGCCTAAAAGATACATAACGCACTCCTGTGGAACTCTTACTTGATATTCTCCATCTAAAAGAACAGTTTCATCACCAGGTTGACTGTTTTGAGAATCCACTATATCAAAAGTATAACTAAGACCGTTGCACCCTTTTCCATTTACACCAATTTCCAAACAACGTGCTTGATGCTGTTGCAGCACAGTTTTAATGTGATTTTCAGCACTAGGTGTTAGATCTATAACTGGCTTCATGTGTATGCTCCTTGTGTTGTCTAGAGTATTTACAACCTAAAGAACTTGTCAATATTGGCCAAAAATTCCTAGGTAAGTATTATTGATATAATATATCAGCAACTGTATGGCAAAAAACCTTTATGGCAAGAATCACTGGCCGAGATAGTAAATTTCTAGCTACCTTATGATGTGTAAAGTCAGTAATATCATTACACATCAACCTTATAAGGCGCGTGCAAAACTCTATTGGAGTGCTGCATAAGTTTTGCCATGTTTGTAGAAGAAATGGATTTAGTCTAGGTTCAAAAATGAATATTCATTTAGTAAGTTTCGGAGACACTGTCAATTATGGAGGAGCATTGACTAGGATGCTCGTTACATCTAGCCAATGGCGTTATCAAAATCAAAGAGTATTCAATAGTATTTCGATATTAAATCAACAACACTTACATCAAGATAAAATCTTTTGGGACACGCACAGCCAGTTTATTGAGAACAATCCCAAAGGACATGGATATTGGTTATGGAAAAGTTGGGCAGTAAAATCGGTAATAGCCAATATACCTGACAACGATATTGTGTTATATTTAGATGCTGGATGTCAGATTAATCACCATGGTGTGTCAAGATTTTACGATTATTGCAATATAGCTGCTAAGCAAGGAGTTTGTTGCTTTCAACTTCCTGGATTTACAGAACACTGTTGGAACAAATCTGACACAGCATGTAGAATTTTAGGTAGTCAACATAACCAGCACATGCAAACTGATCAGATCATGGCTACAGTTATATTTTTTCTCAATAACTTGGAAAACAAACAACTTGTTGATACTTGGTATAACATCTGTCAAGAACAAAACTACAAATATTTGACGGATGAACCTAGTATTGTGCCAAATCATACAGCATTTCGTGAGCATAGACATGATCAAAGCATTTTGAGTTTGCTCCTTAAAACAGCTAACATACAACCAATTCCTGACGAGACTTGGTTTCATCCTAACTGGCATTCAAACGGTATCAGCTTCCCTTTATGGGCGACACGAAACCACACAAGTAAGGTAATATAGGAGCATTCATAGTGGAGCAAAATGCTAAAATTTATGTAGCAGGACACCGTGGATTAGTAGGGAGTGCTATTGTCAAGCATTTGGGATCGTTAGGCTATAGCAATTTAATATTAAAGTCTCGTCAAGAACTAAACTTGATGGATTCAAGGCAAGTAGAAGAGTTTTTCCAAACGTATAAACCAGATTACGTTTTTGATGCTGCTGCTAAAGTTGGGGGTATTCATAGCAATGATACTTACAGTGCTGATTTCATTTATGAAAACACGTTAATTCAAAGTAACTTAATACACAATAGTTGGAAATATGGTGTAAAAAAGTTTTTATTCTTGGGATCTGTTTGCATATATCCCAAGTTTGCGCCAGTGCCTATAAAAGAATCCAGTTTACTTAATGGTTCCCTTGAACCTACAAATGAGTCTTACGCTGTAGCGAAAATTCATGGAATCAAAATGTGTGAAGCGTATTATAAGCAATATAAGTTTCCCAGTGTGTGTATAATGCCAAGTAACCTGTATGGTCCTGGTGATAATTTTCATGATTTAAACGGTCATGTTATTCCTGCAATGATGCAAAAGTTTTATAAAAATAAAAAAGGTACAGTTATATTATGGGGTGATGGAACGCCCCAACGTGAGTTTTTGCACTCATCTGACATGGCAAGTGCGTGTGTTTTCCTTATGCAACATCAAGATACTGGAAAAGCTGATTTGATAAATGCTGGAAGTGGTGAAAATATCAGTATATTGGAACTCAGCAACTTGTTAAGTAAAATATCTAACTTTCAGGGTTCAATAATTTGGGATAAATCTAAACCCAACGGAACACCTAATCGTCCTTTGGACAGCACTAAAATTCTAGATATGGGGTGGCGACCAAAAATAAGTTTGCAGCAAGGTCTCCAAGAGACATATTCTATATTTGAAAACTTGCAAAAACACAGCTAATAAATGCACAATCTTAATGTGATAACTCAAATCAATTGTTGCATTTGAGTTATCAACCACAATAATCATAGTGGACAACTACAATTACAAAAATCACAATGGCTTATGTCATGTAATAAACCACGTGTTGTGATATTGGGTGACAGTGCAATATTGCAAGAAATACCTGCGTAACGTAGACTACTACATGCCAGGTGAGTTTTTAAATTCTTCCACTAAACAAGTGATTATATATCACCACCTAGGATTAGGTGATCATTTTATTTGTAATGGAATTGTAAATTTTCTTAGTGAAAAGCTATCGGTTATTTTACCTTGTAAAAAACATAATGAGTCTACCGTAAGTTCTTTATATAAGAATAATCCACAGGTTACTGTTGTGGCAATATCTGACGAAAATCATGATATAACAAAGTTATCTTTGGCGAGACATGCTCCAATACTTAAAATTGGTTTTGAATATTTAAATATTACAAAAACGATTTGGTATAAAGCATTTTATAATCAGTTAGATATTGATTACAAAACAAGATATACAAAGTTTTTGTTGCCTGATAATATTGCTGAGCAAACAGATTTGTATAATCGATTGTTAAGAGAATCTAAGCCCTATATTGTAGTCCATAAAGCAAGCAGTGTTAATAGTTCATACAATATAGATTATATGCAAGGGCGGGACGAGTCACTATTACCTACTATTGTGGAAGTTACACCAAATGAAAGCAATAATCTGTTAGCGTGGACAAAAGTTTTTCAAAATGCAGAAGAAATTCATGTGGTAGAAAGCAGTGTGTTTTGTTTGATTGACAGTATTGCTGATACATGTCAAGGACGCTTATATTTTCACAAGATTAGAAAACCAAGTATGATAGATGACCAAGATCTCCAAGAGAATGGTTGGAATATAATTTATTATGATTAATAACTATGAATATGATGAAAATGGGGTCATATATCAAAAAGATAGAATACCCTTTATATATGACAAAAACTATGTGACTGTGAGATATGACACTTACAATCAGTTGAATGTAGCTATGAGTCATCTACGTTTGGGCTACATCATAGGAGTATTGGGGCATATTCCAACTTCTATTCTTGATGTTGGTTATGGTAACGGAGCTTTTTTGAAAGCCTGCCGTGATATTATTCCTAGATGTTTAGGTCATGATATTTCAGGATATGAAATACCAACAAAATGTGAGTTTGTAGCTGATATATTCAAAGCCAAAGTTGAAGTAATGACGTTTTTTGATAGTTTAGAACATTTTCAAAATCCGTATTTCATGAAAAATTTAGATTGCAAGTATGTGTGCATAAGTCTTCCTTGGTGTCATAACTTTAGCGATGAATGGTTTGAAAACTGGAAGCATAGACGGCCTAATGAGCATTTGTGGCATTTTAATGACAAATCCTTATCTGCATTTATGGTATCACAAGGATATAAAGTAAGAAATATTTGTGATATTGAAGACACTATTCGCCAATCAACGTTTGATTATTCTAATATTTTAACAGGAATATTTGAAAAATGTTGAGAAGTAATATACGGCTATGTGACGTAATCATAAAGGTAATAGAATACAAATGAAAATACTAATAACAGGCGGGGCTGGGTTTTTAGGCAGCTGGTTATGTGATAAACTATATGAACAGGGACATACATTATTAGTATTAGACGACTTGTCTACAGGAAGTTTAGCTAATATTGAACATTTATTAAACAAACCTAATTTTGATTTCATCCATCATGATATTTCACACCCAGTTCAGATAGGATATGTAGATGAAATCTACAATCTAGCGTGTCCTGCAAGTCCCCAACATTATCAAATAGATCCAGTAAAAACTATAAAAACTTGTGTATTGGGGGCTATTAATATGCTAGACTTGGCTTTAAAATACAATGCTAAAATTTTACAAACTAGTACTAGTGAAATTTATGGTAATCCTTTGGAACACCCCCAATCGGAAACATATTGGGGAAACGTCAATCCCATTGGACCTAGAAGTTGCTATGATGAAGGCAAGCGTTCTGCGGAAACTTTGTTTTACGATTACCATAGACAATATAAAGTTAATATAAGAGTAGCTAGAATATTCAATACCTATGGGCCTAAAATGTCTAAAAATGACGGTAGGGTAATAAGTAATTTTATCAATCAAGCTTTGGAAGATAAACCTATTACAATCTATGGGCAGGGAAATCAAACAAGAAGTTTTTGTTACGTAAATGATCTTATAGATGGACTTGTAAAACTACAGCAAAGTTCACTTACATGTCCAATAAATTTAGGAAATCCTACTGAAAAAACTATTATAGAAATAGCGCAAACTATCGTAAGTATGACTAATAGTAAAAGTCAGATCGTTTATAAAGATCTTCCGGCTGACGATCCAGAAAGGCGGCGGCCAAATATCCAAAGAGCCAAGGATTATTTACAATGGCAAGCTCAAACAGACTTGCCTACAGGTTTACGTGCAACTATTGATTTTTTCAAAAGAACACCGCAATGAGATTGCTTAGATACAATAGTTTAACGGCATTTGCAGATTGGATGATTGATTATCCTGATGTGTATTATCATAATCAAGGTGTAGATGTAGAGCATGTAAACTTCAGACCGTTTGCTCCTGATCGTGTAGCACCTTTTGATTCAGTTTTTGTCAAGACTGACCTTTTGCACAATGCATTGCCTGCACTGGCCAAAATTGCAGTTCCTTGGCATTTATTAACTGGAAACAGCGATTTAGACATCCAGCAAAGCACTGCTGACACTCTACTATCTTTTAACAACTTAGTGTCCTGGTCAGGAAATAACCTGCAACCGTTTCATTCTATGTGTTTGCAAATCCCCATAGGGCTTAGCAGTACAGGGACACAACGCCCAAATACATTTACAGCGTTACCTAAACAAAACATTTTGAGACCTATTAAAATGTGCTTAACTCCATTATCAAATACTCATCCAGAGAGACATAAAGTTAAAAATTGGATTCAAAAAAACTGTTACACTGTTGAGGGCGATTTATTGTGGCAGGATTATCAAAATATCGTTTCTGTCAGCCAGTTTTCAATTTGTCCTCGCGGAAATGGTGTAGATACGCATAGAGTTATGGAAGCTTTGGCTTTAGGAGCCATACCAGTTGTTAAAACAAGTTATTTAGATAAAATGTATAGTGAAATAGGATGTAAAATTATTGACGAATGGCAAGATCTCTACAATGTAAATAAGTGGTTGTATTCTGCACCAGATCAAAAATACGCAACATTTGATTTTTGGTTACAAAAGTTCCATGTCCACAAGACACTATTTCAACAAAAAATGATTTTGCAAGCAAACTGACAAAATCACTCATGAAGTTTGATATTTGGCTTTTTAACTGGCCCAGGCAAACACAACGAGCGCTTGTTATTGAAAAGCAGTTGAATGCTTTTGGGTATTCCTGCAACGTCGTTAACAGCGATCCTGATTATCAACCATCACATTGGTTAAACTTGGGAAATCAAGCATGGTTTGGCCATCAGTGGTATATGGCAACACAGTTGTTTTCAGGAGATGTGTTGTTTCATATTCAAGCAGATGCTGAATATCAGGATTGGCATGCTTTAATAAAGTCAGCAGAAGAAACTTTTAGTTTGCACAACTGGGGACTGTATAGTCCTAATCTCCAGCATAACAACTGGGGTGCAGTTCCTATAGAAGAATGGCAAAGTTCAATACCAGAACTACGGGCTGTGGCAAATCCTGATTGTACTTGTTGGTTTATACACAAGGATATACTGCAAAAATATCTTGCGTTAAACTTAAAATATACAGACAATTATCTAGGCTGGGGTATTGATTGTGTGATTAGTGCTGTTAGTTGGCAGGCTAAGCGAGTTGTATTACGAGATTGGAGACATACTGTGTATCATCATCCAGGCCGCGGATATGTTGAAGAACAAGCTGTACAACTAATGTACAAAATGTTTGAAAAACTCCCTAGAGATTTATATAATATAATATTAGCTGAGTTTAATGATCCTAAAAGTCTATTAACATATCTATAATGAAAATTTTCAGCATGAGTGCATATGGCACAAATCCACGGTATATTACAGGCGCAAAACGCCAAGTGGAACTCTGCGCGAGGTTTTTTCCTGATTGGCAAATTAGGATTTATACAGACAATCTGGAAAACTTCAATTATAGTAATAATACCAACATACATGTATTACTTGGTTTACCTAACATCCATGGAAGTTTTTGGAGGTTTTTGCCAGTTTTTGAATCGGACAACAACATCACAGTTATAAGGGACAGCGATAGTAGAATAACTATACGTGAATATAATGCAATACAAGAATGGCTACAAAGTCACTTGTTATTTCATAATATTAAAGACCATGATGCGCATTATGAATGGCCTATTATGGCTGGTATGTGGGGCTACAAAGGTAAAATGCCTGTGACATTTTGGGATCAATCAATGTTATATTCACAGGGAAATAATGAATATTTAAAAGATCAAATATGGTTAAGAGACATTGTTTGGCCTCATGTGGAAAAACTTCAGTTGTTACATGATATTAAACATATCAACTGGTTTTCACATACACGTAATATGTTATGCAATCCTTTTGATTTTTGCGGTAACGGCTACACAGAACACGATTTGCCCTTATACGCTCCTAGTTTAAGTCCAACATGGAAATCATTTACCACTGATGAAAACAAGTTTAGCTACGGGCAGTTATTACAAACATGAAGTTGCAATGCTTTGTTTTTAACTGGCCAAACCACACGCATACTGCTCTTGCTACTGAAGAGCATTTAAAATCTTTAGGCTATGACATCTGTATTATAAACAGCGATCCTGATCATCAACCCAAACACTGGGTAAATGTTGGCAATGAAGCTTACTTTACACAGCAATGGCTAGCTGCATGTGAACGATTTGATGGTGACATTATGTTTCATGTGCAGGCAGATGCCACAAGCAATCAATGGCAAGAGATATTTCAAGCAGCTCAGCAAGATTATGAAAAATATCGTTGGGGTATATATGCACCTAATGTAGATTACACTTGGTATGACAGTTCACGTGCTGATGTCTCAAACGTCAAACTACCAGACAATCATTTAAGGCTAGTTAATAATCCTGATTGCACAGTTTGGTTTTTACATAAAGATGTCATTAATGCATTCAAAGCACTGTCTTGGGATTGGCAGTTTAACAAGTTTGGTTGGGGCATTGATTTAATTTTGTGCGCATCTAGCTATTTGCAAAAACGTCCTGTTATTAGAAACTACAACTACACAGTGTCACACCCTAAAGGAACTGGTTACAACAGCCAACAAGCTGAAATTGAAATGATCGAGTTGTATAACAAATGTACACCTGAGCTACAACGAGCTATTGCTATATTAAGAAATCACCGCGAACATTTGTGGAATTATTTGAAATGAAAATATTACGTTTGGCTTACCACAGCATGTGGCCAGATCATGATCCTGAAAAAAACCCAAGAGATTTTTTCCGTTGGTGTCTTGAACAACATTATCAAGTGATCATAGACAACATCCACCCAGATGTAGTTGTTTACAGTGTGTTTGGAAATCCACCCAAGAAAAGTCAATGGGCAAGTGAGCCTATATTAGTTGCATACAGTGGCGAAAGTTATGATGCACAAGGTGACTTTGATTTGAGTTTTGGACATCACATGCATGCTGATCCCAAATACAAAAGACTGCCGCATTGGGTTTTATATATAGATTGGAACCAGGATAAAAACCCTGCTGATCATCCACTTGATATATCACATATTCTCAGACGTCATACTCAACCATGGCAAGATAAACCAAACTTTTGCAACTTTACATATCGCAATCCAGTTAAGTCCCGTATTGAGTTTTTCCTAGCGTTAAATCAAGTAAAGAAAGTCCACAGCACTGGACCTTTGTTCAACAATCAGGGTTTTTGCTTGCAAGACAAAACACTAGAGTTGCAAACATACAGGTTTACTATAGCCTGGGAAAATACTCAACTTCCGGGATATGTTACTGAAAAACTGTTGCAGCCCTTGGCGGCAGGTAGCATCCCAATTTATTGTGGTGGTAGTGAAGCCATCCGTGATTTCAATCCCAAGGCATTTATAAATCGAGATGATTTTGCATCTAATAAAGACATGATTGAATGGATCATGCATGTGAATATAAATGAAAAACTACAAGAAGGTTATTGGAGCGAACCTGTTTGGACAACTTCAATAGATTGGCCACAAGAAGTTTTCAAGATTATTTACGAAAAAATTTCCAATCATAAACCTTTATTAATGTTGACTTAAATGATAGGTAATACCTCGTTAGGCCAAATGGGCAGGCTAGGAAACCAAATGTGGCAAGTTGCTTTTTTGATTGGCATGGCTAAACATCACAACTATTCGTGGTGCATTCCAACGTCTGGGCACAGTCTATTTGACATTTTCACAATGACTAACAGTCAGCGTTTGGAATACAAGTTCAATAAAGTTGAACGTGAAGCTACACATATTTTTGATCCATATTGGATTCAAAGTTGCCCAGATGACACTGAGCTTCAAGGCTATTGGCAAAACTACAGATATTGGCAGGATTTTTCACAAGATATATTGGATGAATTTCAATTCTTACCTTGTGTTTTACAATCTGCAAATGAGTATATTAATACTCAGCCTAAAAATCTTAGCAGTTTACATGTCCGCAGAACTGATTATATAAATGCCAACTGGCATATAAGAAGCATGGATTATTATAACCGTGCATTGGAACTATTGCCCCAAGATCATAATGTGTTAGTAGTATCTGATGATATAACATGGTGTAAAAATCAACCTGTATTTTCCTCTAATAGATTTATATTTTACACAAGCAATAATCCAGGTATTGACATGGCAGTTATTTCCTTATGTAAGAATCATATCATGTCGAACAGTTCATTTAGTTGGTGGGCTGCTTGGTTATCACAATCACCTAACAAAATAGTTGTATCACCAAAACCTTGGATTACAAAATATCCTGATTTTTACAAAGACTTGGTGTTGCCGAGTTGGCATGAAATAGATCAAACTTAGATCATGCTATCAACTATAATATTAAAGTTTTGAAGTAGTCTTGGATCGTTGGGATTTATTAGCATGGCTTTTTCAGCATGGATTTTGGCCTGTGAATACCAACCCAAGTTCCAATAACTGATTGCTAATAAATCATGAAACTCCATATGATCATCAGGAACACTATCTAAATACGTGGAAGTTTTTGGTGCTATTAGGCCTTGATGACTGGCCCATGAACATTGATGCCAATCTTGGCGGATATAGTAATATTTTGCTAATTCCAACCAAGTTTCTCTACGACTGCCTTCAGCTACAGCACGCAGCAGCCATGTTTCAGGATTGTCATGCAAAGCTGCTGACAAGCGCAAAGCTTCATTACGCTCAGCCCACCAACTTGTAGAAATAGACAAAAACTCTTGCAGTGCTTGTCGTGCTCTATCATGTTCACCATGATTCACACATTCTCTTGCATACCAAAATGCCAGTTGACTGTCTTGTGGATCCTCTTGATGCGCCAGTGCCATGAGCTCAAGGTAGTCACGTCTATGTGGTTGTTGTGTGTTTTGTATCTGCAAGACAAGATTGCTGTGACATGCACGTTCTTGCTCTTGAATACCTTGTGCAAAAACTGACTCATGAACGGCACGTTTCCAACGATAGCCATGTCGCGCATGTATTTTGTTTGCCCAAAAACCTTGGTTGCTTACATTTGCTGCAAACACATACATGTAAGCCAAGCGAGTGGTACCCGGAGTCCACGCTTGTAACACAGCCTGTCGCCAGCCGGGCATGAGCCATTCATCCATGTCAAGGCTGATGCAAATATCAGCATCTTGTGGACAAAGATCCAACGCTTGATTTCTGGCATGATCAAAACGCCAGGGATCTTGTGTGATATTATGAACTGTGACTCCCAGTTGTCTTAGTTGTGCAACAGTGGCATCTTGACTTCCTGTGTCACATACAACACGATAGTCGGCATCTTGGCAACTGTCAGCCCAACGCTGGACATTGGCTTCTTCGTTTTTTGCGATAGTATATACACAAATTTTCATACTTTAATATAACGGCAGTTTTGTGTGAGTATCAATAAATATTTCACAATGAAGATTCAAGAACTTGAGATCACCAAACTTGCTCGTGACCATGCAGAACCTTGGTTTGAAGTGTTTACACACTATGGCTGGGAAATATTGGGAACCGGACGTGAAGCGTATGTTGCATTAAATCCACATAAAAACTATGTTATAAAAATATGGCGCCAGCCCAGTGCATACAACAAATATGTGGATTTTGTGAAAAAACATCCCAATCCACATTTTCCAAGATTTTTCCGTGAACCTAGACGCATTCCAGGAACAAACTTTTATTACATTGCTTTGGAAAAACTAGAACCTCTAAAAGATAACTTACTAAACGCATTTTTGCCTGAAATGATTTATTTGGGCTTGACGTTCTACAACCATAGTAGATATTTCCAGCAACGTAGGGAAGTTAATCAAAAACTGGCTAAAATATTCCCTGATAGGAGTGATATCAGACTGGATAGCCTTGTAGGCAATCAAAACCTGCAAGAAAAAACTTGGGCCAAAATAGGGCATCCGCCAGATGCTTGGAAAAAAGCCGTGCAGCAGATTGTAGAGTTTGCTAATAACTGGCGTTTAGATTTTGACTTGCCTGATTTCAACTTCATGAGATGGCACGATACACTTGTTATAACTGATCCTTTTTAAGAGCAGATATATGAAAATAACTGAAATTGAAGCAACAAAACTAATACGTCAAGCCCGTCGAGGACGGTATGATCCCAACTGGATACAAGTATTTGATCATTATGGCTGGGAGTTACTGGGACATGGACGTGAAGGTTATGTAGCCTTAAATCCACAAAAAGCATACGCATTTAAAATTTGGCCTGCTTCAAGCAGATATACAAACTTTGTAAAGTTTGCAAGAGCACATGAGAATCCACATTTTCCCCGATTTTATCGAGAACCACGACAGATTCCTGGCACTAGTTTCAACTACATGGCCATGGAAAAACTAGAACCCCTACAAGACAACGAACTATTGCACGGGTATTTTCCCGAAATGCTTTGGTTTACATTGGAACTTTTAAAAAGAAACGAATGGAGTGAACAATCAGGCGAAATCCTAGATTTACTCCAGATAGTATTTCCCAGCTTGACGGTTTTACCAGATTTAGTCCCTACAAGCAAGTTTTATAAACCCGACCTAGCACAAGCAGTATGGGACCGAGTAAAACAACCACCTGACAGTTGGAAAAAAGCAGTGCAGATGCTAGACAAGTGGGTAGTGTCACATAGCTACCATTACGACTTGTTTAGTTTCAACTTCATGCTGCGAGGCAGCACTTTGGTCTTTGTGGACCCTATTGCTTGATTCGTTTCACTTTGAAGTGATAACAAGCACAATATTTACACCCTACATTGGCCATGTCTTCCCATGTGTCGAAATGCCTATAATAAGCATGGCCGCATTGGGGATTTTCGCATAGGCGATCATCACCAAAGTCAGGATTATAACAATAAAGAGTTTTAGTAACCCGCTTTTTGATATAGGGATGGTTGCTGTTCATGACATCAACGTAGCACATAGACGACAGGTGTCAACCGTAAAAAACGTTTGACACCTGTATGTAGCCTTGTTTAGCTTGAGCTGGAGTCTTGCTGATTGTTATCGGTAGTTTGATATATAGCTTGCCCAACTTTCATAGCAACCTCTTGAAGAGCAGCTACAGCTTGTTCAAGCTGCTGGATATCTTCACCTTGTTGTGCTTGTTGCACATGGGCGATAGCTTCCTGCACTTGTTGTTCAAGATCTTGAGGTATTTTGTCTTTGTTGTCTTGTAGTGTGCGCTGAATGGCAGCTATTTGTGAATCAGCAGAGTTTCGTGCTTCGGCTGCACGACGACGTTGTTGATCTTGTTCTTGGTTAGCTTCAGCAGCACGGACCATTTCTTGGATTTCTTGCTCACTGAGACCGCCGTTGGCTTTAATGGCAATTTCTTGCTTGCGTCCAGTTCCTTGATCTTTTGCGCTAACACTAACAATGCCATTAGCATCAATATCAAATGTCACTTCAATTTGTGGAACACCGCGTGGTGCTGGGGGAATTCCAGTTAAGTCAAACTGACCCAGTAGCTTGTTGTCTGCGGCCATGCTGCGTTCACCTTGGAACACCTTGATAGTAACTGCGTCTTGATTGTCACTAGCAGTGCTGAATGTCTGACTCTTTTTGGTGGGAATAGTGGTATTTTTTTCAATCAGTTTAGTAAACACACCACCCAAAGTTTCCAACCCCAAGCTAAGGGGAGTAACGTCTAGCAAGAGCACGTCCTTGACATCACCCTGTAGAACTCCAGCTTGCACGGCGGCCCCAATTGCCACTGCTTCGTCGGGATTAACTGAATGGTTGGGTTCTTTGCCAAAAAACTCACGTATGGCTTGTCGCACTGCGGGAATACGTGTGGTTCCACCTACCAAGATAACGTCACGAATATCATTTTTGTTTACCCCGGCATCTGCAAGCGCAGCTTGGCAGGGCGCAATGATTCTCTTGACAAGATCCTGAGTCAGTTCTTCAAACTTGGCACGGGTGATCTTGACTAGCAGGTGTCGTGGTCCAGATGCATCTGCTGTGATATATGGCAAGTTGACTTCTGTTTCTGTCGTGCTGGAAAGTTCTATCTTGGCACGTTCAGCTGCCTCGCGCAGTCGTTGCACAGCCATTTTGTCTTTGCGTAGGTCAACACCTTGATCACGCAAAAACTCTTGAGCCAAATAGTCTGTTATGCGTGCGTCAAAATCTGCACCGCCGAGATGAGTGTCACCATTGGTGCTGAGCACCTCTACTACACCGCTGCCAATGTCCAGCACGCTTACGTCATGTGTTCCACCGCCAGCATCTACAACAATAACTTTACCGTCGGAACCTTTGTCCATGCTGAATGCAAGTGCAGCAGCAGTGGGCTCGTTGATAATACGTAGAACTTCCAATCCAGCAATACGTCCAGCATCTTTTGTTGCTTGTCGTTGTGCATCGTTAAAATAAGCAGGCACTGTGATTACAGCTTGTGTTACCGGTTTGCCCAAGTAAGTCTCGGCTGTTTCTTTCATCTTGACAAGCACTTGTGCAGACACTTCAGCAGGACTGCGGTGTTTACCGCGGGCTTCAACCCAAGCATCACCATTGTCTGCCCGCACAATCTTGTAAGGTAGGGTTTTAATATCGCTAGCTACTGATGGATCATCAAATCGTCGGCCAATCAGTCGCTTGCTTTCAAAAATAGTGTGTTCGGGATTAGTTACAGCTTGGCGTTTTGCAGCCTGTCCTACCAGTTGTTCGCGGTCAGTCCAAGCAACAATGCTGGGAGTGGTGCGAGCACCTTCGGAGTTTTCAACTACTCGGGCAGTGCCATTTTCCATAATAGCCACGCATGAGTTCGTGGTTCCAAGATCAATACCAATAACGGTCATTTTGTTCTCCTTCATAAAGCAAGATAGCTGGTTAAAGCCTAGTAGGCCCTTAACCAGCCCATAATATAATATATCTACCTAGCAAAATCAAGTGGTAGCAGATTTGCCTTTACGTGATTTCTTGGGAGCAGCGGCTGTTGCTTTTGCAACTTTAGTTTCTTTGGATTTTTTAGCAGCTGGGGCCTTTTTGGGCTTTTCTGTAGGGCTCTGTGCGACAGGCGTGGGAACAGCTTCCACAGCTACAACAACTGGCGTTTCAGGCAAGCTGTTGGCTACAGGCGCTGGCTGAGGATCAGGCACAGTTTTTACAGGCAGCGCAGTTACTTCTACAACGTCGGGTTTGGTCTCTACCACTGGGGTTTTTTCTGCTGTGACAACAGGCTTATCACCAACTGCAACCACGGGCATGCTTGGTACAGGTGTAGGTTCATTAGACTGTTGTGGTGATTGCGGCTTTGTCCACCACGATTTCACAGTGTTCCATAAGTTTGCAAACATAATATGTCTCCTTGGGATTACATATTGATTTATGCTGGATTTACTCTGTGTGAAAAATTTGTCCAGGTATTGCAGCATTGCGACAAGTTTCCACACACAAGGCATGATATTCTGGACTTATTTCACAACCAATAAACTTGCGATTCAACAACAAAGCTTGCTGTCCAGTTGTGCCTGATCCTGCAAAAGGATCTAATACCACATCTCCAGGATTGCTCCATGAGATAATGTGGTCATGTGCCATGGATGTGGGCATTTTGGCTGGGTGGGCAATACTTTTGCAGGGACGTTCCTGTCCTGCTGTCTTCATGCGCCAAATATTAGTGCGCATGCCAAACTCTTCATAAGTTTTCCTTGTACCGCGTTCAGCCATAGTGCCATCTTTTTGACGCACTGTGTTTTTACCAAATGTGCTTAACCTAGCATGATCTGGTGTGTTCATGCCTGTAGTGGGTTTGTCCTTGATGGGATTGAACACACGCGGCTTGCCTTTGCTGAATACAAACATATACTCAAATATTTGATGATATCTGTTGCTGCTGGGATTGCTGAAGTTGCCTTTTTCGTAAATCATGGTATCGTGAAGCCGCCAGCCAGCATCCATGAAAGCCAAAGCTTGACGAAAACTTGAACCAGTTTCGCTGCCGTTAACAACCTGATCTGCAACGTTCCACATGACTACGCCACCATCACATGTCACTCGTGTAAGTTCTGTTACCAGCTGTGCGAAATTCCAAGAGAAGCCATGATAATCACGAAGATTATCATAAGGTGGACTTGTTACAGTTAGGTGAACACTGCTGTCAGCTACTTGCTTTTGCAAGCACTCAACGTTATCGCCAAGATAGACTTCATACAAACTCATGATTGCCATGTGCTCCAGGGATTTTTAGCCAACTGTATATTGCTGTACCTCTTATCCCCGGTTACTTCTGGTCCCAAATCACTGGGGCGATAAAACGCATCATTAATGTCGTTTAGTTCTAGTTCAGCTAATACTAAACCGTGATTTTGATCGTGAAATGTATCAATGTGCCAAGTCTTGCCGTCAGGTGCCAGCCAATGTCTGCGAGTTTTGCTAAGTGTCCACAAACACACATTGTTGATGACATTCAAAGCCCATGATGCATCTAGTGCTGTTTCGTATTCTTGATTACAGCCCGCAGATTGGAACTTTTTAATTGTAACAAAAGCTTGGGGAGCAGTTTGCCCTTGCAGACATTCTTGATATCTAAATCGCACCAAACAGTTGGTATCATCAGTTGCGTACCCTTGCACGATATAATATTGTGGACCCTGCCAGGGATAAAGTGAGGAGTTGATCAGGAACTTACGTTCTATCTCCAAGTTGGTATTCATGTTCATATAAACATGATACATGAAAAATACCAAAACATCAACACATGTTTACCGCACTCTTACGACAGCTGGGTTATAGCCGTAAGCTGTTTGTATTCTTAGCTTATCCCTCATGAAGTCCAAAATTTTCTGCGTGTTTTTTCCCACACGGTCTTCTTGGATATAATCAGCTAATGTTTCAATCCACTCGTCCAATCTATCGTCCTCTTGCGCTATCAAACGCATGTCTTGGGCTGATACATGCACGTGATCAGCCATGCTGTCCATCCAGGCCATTATTTCCGGATCATATTCTCCGTAACTGGGGGCATTGTCTTTCACTTGACCGTCTTCATCAACATAACCTTGACGAGACAACCAATCAAAATATCCATCCCAATTATTTGCTTCTGTATCAGAATAGACTTCCATGACCTCGCCTTCTACATAATCCCATATATCATCACTTATATTTTCCAACTCTAAGTCATCAGCAAGTGCAATGCTGTTGTGAGTTCCAGGTTGGGTTTTCAACCAATGTCGTAGCTGGGGAAATCTCTTTCTTAAAATATTTGATAAATCTGCAGGGTTGTCATGTTCGTCCATGAACTGCCCTGAGGGAAAATGCAGTTGATACTTTTCACCTTGGCGATTGGGCTTTTGGGGAAATAGTATGTAGAGAGGACCTTGATTGTTATATTCATTAAAATAGTTTTTGCCATGAACAGCAGCAGTACACCAGCGGGTTTGCCTGCCATATTTGCAAGCTGCTTGTTGATCTAGAGGTATAACAACACTTACGTCGCTGTCTTGATAGGCTTTTTTGGCTTGACCTGTGGCTTCTTGCTCTTGGTCAGGAATGTCATCTAAAACGTCCATTAAGTGGTAAACATCGCGATAGCGATTGATGTCATTTAGTGGCGGTTGTAAACGTCGCTTTTGATTCAGCTTGTGAAACTTCGTAACATAATCTGAAAGTGTGCTGGTGACATCTTCAAGCGTGGTGACTGCTGATAGGCCTGATGCAAACTGACGGGCCATCCATTGTGTGTATTTTTTATTGGGAGTAGGATCAGCTTGCTCAATGTCTTGGATGGCTGCTTGCACAAGCTCTTGTAGCTCTGAGGGATCATTTAGTATTGCCTGCGCTCGTGGGAGTGTCTGCCAGTTACTGCCCCAATATCGTATGGCATTTTTTACCACTGCGTCTTGAAACTTTTTGCCCAAAGCTGCAAGTGCTCGGGTTCTATCATATTCCAATAAAATGTCGTGTATGCGCATGCTGTATTTACACAGCCAACAAAAAAGCCGGGACATTTTGTCCCGGCTGTTTAGCAGCTACCGCCCTTGGGCTTTACATGTGCTTGAGCAGCAACGCCTCGGCCATGTCCTGCCAGTTACGGTCGGTCTTGACAAAGTTCGCCATCTGGATCACAGTGCGAATGCTCAGCACCCGCACCTGCTCGAGGTTGCTTTCCAGCCACTGCACCATGTCCTGCGCCTGGCTGCGGGTAAGCTTGTTATCAGCCAAAAAGTCCTGATCAAACACCACCTGCTTGACCCGCACAAACACTTCGGTCTTGGTGTGAATGCGCATGTCAACGTAGAGGCTGCGGCTGAGCAGGGCTTCGTAGTGAGGCGCCATCTTGTTCTGCTTGGCAATCTCACGCACAAAATCAATGTTGGTAATGAAAAGCACCGCACCCCGGAACTCAAAGCTACGAGGAATATCTTCTTCCTTGAGCACCCGGCTTTCCTTGTTCCAATGCACGCGGCGCGTCTTGCCCGTGTCCAGCGCCGCCTTGAGAATGTTCATTGCGTCGAGGTCACCAAACACGCTGTCGCAGTCATCAATCACCAGCACCGAGCCGGGCTCGCTGCACTCATACAGAGCACGGAACAGGCCCAGCGCACTCATCGTGCCCTTGACGCTCTGATAGGTAATCTTGCCCTGCGCTTCCGCGACGTTGAGCTCACGCTCGAGGCTGTGAGTCTTGCCGCAGCCCGGGGCACCGCTCACGATAGCGGCATTAATATGCCCCAGCACCACACCACGCGCCACCTTGTCCAGCACGCTGAAGCTCTTGAGGATGCGGTTGTGAATCGCATCGAGGCTTTCGCTAGCGCGGGCAGTTTCGACGTTCTTACGCGGACGAGCCATGTAGCTTGCACCTTGTGCTGTTGCGTCTATGAACCCATAATAGCATATGAGCTCGGTGTGTCAACCTAAAAACGCTGGCTGGACAAACTTTTTTGTCAGTGTGTTGAGCGTGCTGACATACGCTTGAGCGTCACGAACCGCACGACAGAGCGCGAAAATCGCTAACCTATTGATTTTACAAGACAGCTAACCTATTGATATTACTGGTTATACATCCCATAATCCTTGCAACCTAGCGTGTGTCACAGCTAATCGACGTATTCTCAAGCTAGCATGCGGGTTGTGGCAGAAATGTCACATACTTTCTCCCCTATGGCAATTTTGCCACATGTATCCCACAGCTCAGCAGGCTCATGTAAGCTGGGAAACTGTTCGCATTCAGGCTAGCGTGGCAAATTTTTCGTCATCACATGTGCAACCTAGCACGGGGCTGCCCCGCTGTCAACCAAAAAAAATCAAAAATTTTGGTTGACAGGTCGGGAAAGGCATGTTAGGCTGCTCGAGCTAAATAAGCTTAACCCTTACCCCACTTTGGAGTCTCACTGCATGCGCGATTACCAACAGGTCCGTAAACTGGCTTGGCAAAAGATCAAGGCGCACCGCGCCGCGGCAAAAGCTGTCCATGAGACGCAAGTGGGTGATAATGACCATGAGATTGCGGGCGAGTTTACCAGCCCCCACAAGCTCATGGAGTTTTTGACAGGCGACAAGAATGCTGATAAGTGAGCTGCTAGAGGTAGTTGGGGCATCCTTAAGAACAGGCACTGACCAACCCTTTACCATATCAGTTACCAACCGTTTCGTGCGAGATTTTCGCGAGTTTAGTCGAGCTTTTCCGCCGTTGGCAGAAGAGTTTTTGGCTTTTTTAGACACCAAACGTGAAAACATTGATGAACCTCATGGCAAAAAGGACAGCCAATGGGGTGGCGGGATGATAAAGGGCATAACAGGTTGGTGGCATTGTCACTTGCATTTTGGCAAGGCAGTGCTGATTTACAAGCCTGTGGGACGTAATTTGGTATTAGCAGCGGTTGTGGATCATCTCAGCGTTGAGGGAACAGGCCGCAAGATTCAAGCTTTGGGAGAATATCTCAAAAAAGTTGATTGGGACCCCAATGCAAAAGATATCACACGTAAACAAAGAACCACCAACATCAGTAGTGTTGATGATACGCAGCTATTGACAAATTTGGGCATTACTACAGACACTGATCAAACATCAACAGGCAATGCAAATGTCACTCGGGCAATCAGACAGTTGTTTTATGCCATGGCAGTGGAACCTGCTGATAGACAAGTTCTAGCCGATTTTGCAAGCGGCAAAAGTCAAGAGATATTTTTCTTCTTTAGTGTCATGGAGCCCCCAATTCCTCAAGATGCTGTGGACAACTCCGTGCTGATTAAAATGGCCCAATCAGCTCTTGCTGCTACGGCAGCTAGGTAACCTTTTCCAGCTGCCGCAAGCTTGTGATATAATCTATCAGCCTGTAGCGACATGAAGCCGTGTGCGTCCTTCACGGGTTTTTACTAGCTTGGAACGGTATCCATGTTTGGCCAACGCTTCCATTGCTGCCTGATAATCGGCAGTTTTAAATCCCCATACCTTGATGCTACGAGCACCAAGAATGCGATCATTAAACAGGAAAATTCCTGAGTTACGAGCAATCATTACACTGCGAACAATTTTACCAGGAGTAAGTGACATGTTTCAACCTCTCATGCATTGGTGACAGACATGTGATAGCACATGCTATCATGCCTGTCAAGCTACTGTTGCTCGATTGTGCAAACCAAGGGATAACCATGTGTGCGGGCACTGTAAACAGTTTCTTCCTGTTTTTGACGTGCAATCTCGTGAGTGTACGTGCCTGCTACGCCCTGCCCGTCATGGTGTATTTTCAACATCAGCTCGCTAGCTGATTCAAAACTTTTGTGGAAAATCTGCATGAGCACAAGAACCACAAACTCCATGGCTGTTTTGTCATCATTATGCAGAATGACATTCCACATGCCAGGTTGGGCAAGACGAGTTTTTGTATGTGATTTCTCAATAACGTCTGGCGTGCTCATGCTAGATTCCCAGGTTGTAAAGCAAGGGGCATTTTCATGCCCCTTGCTTTATTTTAGCCGTGTGTTTCAGATTTTGCAAGTTCAGGAGCTTGAAAGCCCACAGGAATCTTGCGTGCTTGATGAGCCTCTGGTATTTCTTGTTGGAAATCCACAGTGAGAATGCCATTTTCCAAACGTGTTCCAGAAACTTTTACCCAGTTATCCAACCAAAAACTACGACGGAACTGGCGTTGGGCAATACCTTTAAAAAGGTATTCACGATTGCTGGCAGTTGCAGCACGACCTGAGATTGTTAGGAGTTTGTCTTCTTGAACAATCTCAATGTCATCAGGAGTGTAACCAGCTACTGCCATGGTCAAGCGATAGCTTTGTTCACCAATACGTTCAATATCGTAGGGTGGAAAACCAGTGCTGCTATTTTGCCTCACATAATCCAGTGTGCGGAACGTTGGTTCAAGACCCACACTGAAACGATTGAGTTCAGTCAGCATGTTGGTCATATATTCAGTAAGAGTATTACTACGCATGATTTTTTTCTCCTTGTAAAGCGAGTTTGCGTGCAAAACCTCATTTGAGCATTTTGCACGCAATTATTTAATAAATCACAGTTAAGTTGTCAAGCCCCTAGCAGGAGTTTTTGTTGTTTTTTTGATAGGAGCATCAAGTTCCATGATTTGAGCATGGCGCTTGCGCCAACGAAGCTTGGCTTCGGCTAAACGACGTCGACGTTGAACGCTGGGCGGTTCATAGTGCTTGCGGCTGCGCAGTTCCTTGTTGACGCCTTCACTGTTCATGCGACGCTTGAGTGTGGCAATGGCCTTTTCAATGTCGTTGTTGTAGACCTTTACGGTCATGCCTTTCTTTTTGAGCTGAAAATCGTCAGATTCCATGTTATTTTCCCAATATTTGTCTTTAAACTAATGGGCTTTTATGCCCATGTCAATTTTATTTCACAGGGCTTATCACGGCTGTGATGTGGTTGCCTTGCATTTCAGGCTGCTTTTCCAACTTGCAGTTTTGCAAACCACTGATAAATGTTTGAATAAGTTGAATACCCAGTTCGCTGTGCCTGACTTCACGTCCGCGAAACTTCATGACAACTTTGACTTTGTTTTGTTCGTTAAGGAAACTTTGTGCATTTTTTTGTTTCACTTGCAAATCATGACTGTCAGTAACTGGTCGCAGTTGTATTTCTTTTATTTGAATGGCATTTTGTCGTGCGGCACGATCTTGTTCTTTTTTGGCTTGACGTAGATTGTAAATGTGCTTTTTGGCATCCATGAACTTGGCAACTGGGGGCTGTGCTTGAGCATTTACCAAAACCAAGTCTAATCCTTGTTCTTGAGCACGTCTCATGGCGTGAGCTGTAGACATTGTTTGAGGTGCTGATCCTGGTTCCACAACAAGAACTTCACGTTGTGTAATAGCTTGATTATATACAACACTTTCGGCAATAGGATCTCGGGGCTTTTGTCGGAGACCCCTCAACATGCGATTCTTCATTGAGCAGCCTTTTCTGTGCGATAAATCATAAGTGGTTCTTGTCCTTGTGTTAAAAAGTCTTTTGTTATGACAACAGTGTCAGTGTTTTTTTCAGCTAGCTGTGGAAGCTGAAACTGAAGATCTAGTAGAGCTTCTTCTAGAATAGATCTTAGTCCGCGCGCGCCAACATTTGAGGCAATGGCTTTGCGCGCAATCTCTTCAATAGCATCTACTGCAAATTCCAGTTTGACTCCATCCACAGCAAACAACGCTTGAAACTGACTGACAATATTGTTGCGTGGTTCAGTTAAAATGCGTTGTAGTTCCAGTTGTGTTAGGTCTTGAAAAGGCACACGAACAGGCAAACGTCCAATCATTTCAGGAATGATACCAAATTTGGTCAAATCTGCCCCAGTCACTTGCTTTAAAAGTTGGCTGCGATTATAACTTGCAGATTTGGTTTCCACAGCAGTGGTAAAGCCCATACGATTGTTAGTTGTGGCTACTCTCTGCTCTATTATTTTTTCCAAACCTTCAAAACTACCGCCCACAATAAACAAAATGTTGGTTGTGTCTATTGTGATGTATTCTCCATGTGGGTTTTTCCTACCGCCCTGAGGGGGCACTTTTACCTCACAACCTTCAATCATTTTCAAAAGTGCCTGCTGTACACCTTCACCACTAACATCTCGTGTAATGCTGGTGTTTTCGCTTTTGCGACCTTTTTTGTCAATTTCATCAATGTAGATAATACCTTGTTGAGTTTTATCAACATCGTTTTGGCTGGCTGCCAACAAGCGAGCTATTATGTCTTCAACATCCAGCCCTACATATCCACTTTCAGTCAAGCTGGTTGCATCTACAATCACAAATGGAACTTCAAGATATTCGCTAATGCATTTGAGCATGTGTGTTTTGCCAACACCACTGCTGCCAATAATCAGCATATTGCTTTTTTCAATTCGTGGGTGACGATCACCGTGTTGAATTCGTTTGTAATGATTATACACCGCCACACTAAGTATTTTTTTAGCATGATCTTGACCAATAACATATTGGTCAAGATGATCTTTTATGCTTTGTGGTGTACGAGTTTTATCAGTTTTTGCTGCGGTTTCATTTGTATGAAGTATGTCATAACACAAGTTAATACATTCATTACATATAAAAACACCATTACCACTTATGAGTTTCTTCACTTGCATTTGATTTTGATTGCAGAAATTGCAAACATGCAAGTCTTTGCTCGCGGCCATTAGCCCCATGATCCTTTAAACGCATTTACGCAATAATGCTGGTGTGATAGCTGCTTGTCAATACAGCTATCACACATAAGCGACTTGGGTAACTGTGATATTGTTTTCAATAGTGGCAATATTGGCAACAGTGTCCCAGGGTTCGGCAGTGATGTATGTCACTCTTGCAGCATTGGGGCGGTCGGTTTGCACTCCGTATGTTTGCAAAGTAGGGTCAAAAACGTTGCGGTTGCTGCTAATTATACGTGTAAGAGCTCGGGCCACACTGCGTTTCACAGCAGCTTCTCCAGTCAACACTGTTCCAGGATTGGGCTCTGAGCTTGTGGCTGTTGTTGTTACCCAATCAACTGTGTTATAGCCCACTGTGAACTGCAAGGTTGTCACAGCAGCATTTCCATCTTGATTCCCTGTTGTAAACCAGCTGCCAAAATAAGCTGGAGTTGCCATGTTTTCCAGTTCCATGACAATTTGATTGTATCGCAAGTTGGCGCGATCTTTGTTTTCACTAAGTGCAAGTGTTGTTGGGCTGCCGCCGTGGTTGCCAGTTGTAAAGCCCAAACTTGCAATGTTCGCACCGCCCAGTTGATAGGCTTGATTGTAAACACTGGCTAGTTGTATTTTGCCGCCCGACAGTTGTGCAATAACTCCAGTTTCACCTTGACGTGAGTTAATGGCTGCGGCAGCTTGAACTATAGTAGTTGCACCAGTAAATGCAATGTTTACACCGTTAATGGTAATAACATCGCCTGCACCAAAAGCAGTATAAGTACCACCAATTTCGCTTACTCCTGCGCGATATGTTCCTGCAGGAATGCCTAACTTGCTCAGTGCTGTGCCATTGCCCTCGGCTACATAGAAAGGATAACCCATGCTGTCCACTGTGTTAGTCAATGTCAAACAATTGGCATTAAACTGATTGGTAGCAGTTACATTAGTGAACTTGCTGGCTGTTTGAACTTTGGTAATAATATCAGCCAACAAATCATTGTCATCAAATACCACATTGTAGCCATTGATAACAATGGTTTCGTTGTTGCTCATTACATTGCTTGTAATAGCAGTGTTGCCAGTCACCCAAACTCGTTGGTTGTATTTTCTAGCTGTGCCTACATCAACCCCACCTGCTTGATTGCCTGTTAGAGCATTGTAGTCAGTGGGTGATGATCCGTTTACGGTCACAGTGTAGTAAATGGGATAAGGGCTGTAGTTCTGTGTCATAACTGTTCCTTGTGATTGCAAAGTATTTATCACAATCACAGTGTCTAAACACGCTTGACTTTGGCATGATTTCTTGAATGCATGGCCATGAACTTGCTGTGGCCTATTACAGCTACTTGGTGTCCTTGTTTGGCCCACGCAGGCTGAATGCGCCTGCTGTGAAAATGTGTGGCGCCACGTGTGGGATCCTGAGTGCGGCCGCGATACACTTGATACGCAAGCTTTTGACTGTCCAGCCAAGCGTCAAGTTCGCGTGCATACCGAGCTGATTTCACAGTCCAACTAAACTGCGGACGTTTACGACCGTTGTGATAGCTGTACTGAAAAATAGTGTTGCAAATGTCACTGTCATAACTCCCATGCTTGGTGCGATTGATAGTAACGTGTGCTACTGCAAGCTTTTCTTGTAAGATGCTTCCACGAGCTTCATGGTAGATGTTCATGGCCAAACAGGTCACATGCCGCCGTCCCATACCATCAAGGTGTGCAGCGTTTTGATAGGTAATAGGCATGTGACTGAACCAACGATTCATTTGGTTGTGGTCAACTTTGAACTCCGCATAACTGGGTGATGCTGTGAACAGCACCGTGGCCAAGGCAAGAGATCTTATAAGTTTCATTGTTCATTACTCCTTTTATAGCATGGTAG